AGGCGATACTGTTACAATTGTAGGCAGAATGGATATTCATCCCCTTGCTTATGAAATAGAAAATACTCTATGGTTTGATCCTGATGAAGGTTTTGAATCTCAAGCAGAAATAGAAAGTTCAGATGTGAGACGTAGCATCAACATTTCAAGTTTCTATGGAGAAAGTTTCCCATTTGTTCAACAATTGAGTGGTATTGGATTTCTGAATAATACTGGATTCATTATAGATGAAGTCAGAATAGGAAAAACATTTGAATCTGTTTCTCAAACACCACCTCTTTCCATATCCGAATTAAAAACATATCTAACTGAAATTACAGATAAAACTGTTGTAGAATCAACAAATAAGGATTTAATTTTTGATACTCAGGGAGTATATGGAGAAGCTCAAAATGCAACGCATCATTATGAAGATCTTGAAGGTAATGAATTGTCTTATTTCACTGGAGCAAACGGGGTAAATACAACAAGAGTTACAAATTATGAATATGAAACCTATATGAATGATGAACGAAAACAGATTAAAGTTGTCCGCCCCGAATACATAAAACAGTTTGATTCTAAGTATACAACACTCATAGGTTCGTAATGCCATCACCACTGATAAATATTGATCCACGGACACAGGAGTCCATTGTTCCAGGTGCATACATCATTAAGAGTATTATCCTTACTAATCATGAAGGTAAAACCGCAGAGATAAGTAACATAGTTGCAGATTTCAAAATTACGGAATCTATCTTTTCTCCTGTTCTTTCTGCTCTTTTTCGTATCAAGGATGAAGCTAATTTCTTTGAGGAATTTCGTCTGGTTGGACAAGAAAAGATTCAGGTGATTCTTTTCCGAAAACCTCTTGAATCTGCTCAGGCTCAGGAGATTGATATTACTTTCTTTGTCACCGAATATCCTGTTTATGGAAAGGGGACAAAGCAGTCTGTTGCAATGTATACCATACGAGGAGTAACCAAGCATGGATTCATTAGTACATTCAAAACAATTTCACGAGCAGTAGAAAGTAATACCTCTACTGAAATCAAGAACATTCTAAAGAATGATCTTCTTGTAGAAAAATTTGCCATAAATGGAAATGCAGTTTCATCATTTAAGGGAGTGATTCCTAATATGAAACCCCTCGATGCGGCAGCTTGGCTGAATTCAAAAACATATGATGAAAATGGGTTTCCTTTCTTTCTGTATGAAACAATTTGGGATAGAGTTCTTCTTCGTTCATATTCATCTCTTTGTAGTATTATTTCCAATCCATCTTTCAGAATCTTTGAGGATCATAAAATCTTTAGAGCAAAACCTCGATCACTCAATGCATATATTGAACAGCAGGATCGTATTTTATCTTTTTCTTCCCAGTTGAATCTTTCTAAGATATATGCTGCCAAAAATGGTGCTTATTCTTCTACACATGTAGGGTTTGATATTTCTAAAAAATCTTTAAATACCAAAAACTTTAATTATGAAAAGGATCTAAATAAGGATTTCCTTTTGAATAAAACAGCAAGTCTTTCTTCTAAGTTTGGTGTTCCCATTGATACCACAGGGACGACTAAAAAATATAATGAAATGTTTAATTCAAGAACTATCTATCATCCCTTGAATTCTCTTTCATATGGGAGTGGTAAATCAAACCTTCATGATATTGCATACTCTTATCAAGGAAAGAGAAGTGGAATTCTTGAAACATTGGATTCTTATTCTATTGAACTTCAGGTATACGGAGATTTTAGATTAAACTCAGGAAGAAGAATAAACATTCGAGTTCCCAAAGCCATTGATCCGATTGTTTATCAGGAAGAAAAAAACAAAGGGAATGTAGATATTCTCTATGATGATATTATCTCTGGTTCATATTTAGTGATTGGTGTCGTCCATGACTTTTCATCAGAATATATTTGCACGGTAAAGGCTCAGAAGGATTCAATAAATACATCTTTATGATACATGATTCATTACCTAATCCAATTGAAGGAACTTCTTTTCACTGGTTCCATGGAGTTGTAGAAGATATAAACGACCCTATGCAAATGGGTCGTGTTCGAATTCGATGTGTTGGCTATCATACCGAAGATACAGCCTTGTTACCTGTTTCATCTCTTCCCTGGGCAACTCCTATTCTTCCTGTAACATCTGCTTCAATGTCGTCTATTGGAGTTTCTGCAACAGGGATACTTCAAGGTTCCTGGGTGATAGGTTTCTTTCGTGATGGTATCTCTGCTCAGGATCCTGTGATATTAGGAACGATACCATCAATTTCAACAAAAAGATATCAGGACGGGTTTAAAGATCCGTCCTTATCAAATCCTAGATTCCCAGGCGAAATTGATACACCTCGTGATGCAACTTCTTCGTATTTTACTTCTCCTACATATGTGACCAAGAAGCAATTGCGTCAGGAGAAAATTGAAACAGCGGTACCACCTAAAGTTTCTTCAGTTGCTCCAGATAATACCAAAACTGGATATTATACTCGCAAAACATGGGATTCAATACCCCTCGAAACAATTATTAAGCCTTTATATCCAAAGAATCAGGTATTTGAAAGTGAATCCGGGCATGTCATAGAGTATGATGATACACCCGGTTTTGAAAGAATCTCTGAGTTTCATAGAAGAGGGACTCATAGAGAAATTGTTGCTGATGGTTCCGAGACGGTTACAATCGTAGGAGATAGTTACAGAGTTGTGTTCAAGAATGAAAATATCTACATCAAGGGTAACTGTAACCTTACGGTTGATGGAGATGTGAAAACTCTCATCAAGGGTAACTATCATTTGGAAGTTGAAGGAGACTACACTCAATACATCAAGGGTTCCAAGCAAACCAAAACGGGTGGATCAGAACAGACAGAAATTGGACATGAACGTTCATACAATATTAGTTCTAATGTAAAGGGTAACGTGAACGGATACGAAACAAAGACCGTGGTAGGTAATCACGATTTCACGGTGAATAAAAATTCCACTACAACGATACTCAAAGATTATTCGGTAATAGCCTTTGAGGATATTTCTCTTGCTTCGGGTGCTTCTTCTAATATCACTTCTGCTACAACTCTCAATTGTCAAAGTGTAGATAATACTACAATTCAGGGTGCTGAGATACATTTGAACCCACCACCACCATCTCCATAATATATGCCACTTCCTCTAGAAGTTCCTAAGTTAACGATATGCGGTCTTGACCCTTCAAAGCAGGCTCTCTTGGATGCAATTGCATCTAAAAAAGCTTCATTGATATCCAGTCTGAAAAACAAACTTACAGCTGCTTCTGACATGGCTGCAGCAAATATTAGAACAGGTGGAGAATCTTTGATTCAAAAGCTTCTTTCGAACTTACCACCTCTGATACCAGATAATTATAAGGCGGATATTGCAAAACTTTTAATGGATATCATTGCTCACCCTGAGAATGCAAGTGGTCTGGTAAATGCGATGGTATTAAAATGGGGAACAGACAAAGAGCAAGAGTTAACTCAACTTGCTCAAGACTTTATAGATGGTAAAACGGTTCATCTGTGTGATTTTGCCAATCTCGAAAAACTGGGTAGTGCTCTCCCTACAATAAAGCCTCCCGAATCTTTTCCTGCTTTGGAAGCTCCAGCTCCTGTGGTGGCTTTAGTTCCTACAGTTGTAGGTAAAAGTGAAGCACCAAATCCTGACCTACTTAAAAACCACTATGCAATAAATGACAACACTTAGAGTTATAAATAATTAGATAATGTCAGTAGCCCTCTCAGATTACATTGCTAAAACAGGTTCTCCTTCCATTAAGGTTGCAAGGACAAAAGTCTTTTCTGATTTGGATATTGCATTTATTCTGCATCCGGAACGTAACGACCTTGTTCCAAAATATGATCTTGAGGCAATCAAGAATTCGGTGAAGAATCTTGTTCTAACAAACTTCTATGAAAGACCTTTTCAGCCATTTCTAGGTTCTAATATCAGAGGTCTCCTCTTTGAACCTGCAGATGCTTTTACAGGTATTGCAATCAAGAATGAAATCATTCGTGTCCTCGAAAAATATGAACCCAGAATTACAGGAATTACAATACAGCTTGTAGATGATGCAGATCGTAATTCTTATAATGTCACGATAGGTTTTACGATTATCGGTTTTGAAACCTATGGAACAGTTGAATTCTTTCTGAAGAGACTTAGGTAAATAATAAAAGCATATGGCAATAATCAAACGACAACTGAATGTAACCGAATTAGACTTTGACCAAATCAAAGATAATTTGAAGTCATATTTTACTAGAGCAGAATCACCATATAAAGATTGGAACTTTGATGGGTCGGGCCTATCAACTCTACTCGATATTCTTGCTTACAATACGCACTACAATGCATTTCTTGCTCACATGGCAATCAATGAGTCGTTCATAGATACGGCTCAGGTTCGTAACAATGTTGTTTCACATGCAAATCTTCTGGGCTATGTTCCTCGTTCAACCCGAGCGCCTCGTGCTAGACTTGAATGTTCTTTTGTAGCAGCTTCCAATACAAACAGTTTATTGGTTCTTC